TCCTGAATTTAAACCGAATATCATTCCACTTGATCAAGATTGCGAGTTTGTCGGCGAGGTAGTGGATTGTATTCGCTATGTTTATCGAGCTAAGAAAAAACCACGTAAGAGTTAAGAATAAAAGCCGCTATATGCGGCTTTTTAATAGAGTTTAGATGAGCAAGGGAAAATTAATGGATATTTGTGCGGGTGTTGGAATCAAGTTATCTAGAATACCCATTGAGGAGATTATTGCATTTAGAACCAACCCTGAGTTTAGGGATAAGTTTGTTATAAAAATAGCACCATTTAGCAGGCATCAAGGGGTACAAACAAGAACTGTTGATAGTGGCAGCCATGAAATCATTATTGAAATCGCTAAAGGGTTATCGCTTGGTATTGCTGGTAACTATTTGACTGAGTGGATAAAGCACCTCTCTAAAAAACACGATATAAAGAAGTTGCTGATAGAAAAAGATGAGGTAGACATTCAATCCTCCCCCTCTCAGGTTATCAATCAGATCATTATTAAAAATATAAATATTAATAATGGAAAAGATGATGGCGAAGAATGATTTTATGTTTGATTCGTTGAAGAATTTATTCATATCTATCAACCATTTTAATTGTTGATTAGTTTGCCGCATACCCGAGCGGCTCTTGGATCGGGTGGAGAAAAATATGCCTTCAATTGAAGAAAAACGCTTAGCTATTGAGATGGCTGATAAAATCATACAAACACGATTGTCCCATCAATTAACTCAAAATATGAAGGATAATATTCGATCCGGTGAAGTTGAGTACTGGAAAGAAATTTATACTGAATGCTTGAAGATAATTGGTTCAGATAACTAATTTTGACTTTCGGTAAGTCTTGAAACCATCGCCTCTTGATCAGTAATAGTGAGCTGCTTATTATCGAATACATAAGCTTCAGCTATATTTATGTACTCCTGTATCAGTACATGATCATGTGTACCTAAAGACACATATGTTTGATATAGATTCGCCCGAAACTCTTCTCTAGTCATTATTATAATCTCCAAACAACCCATCCCTGTGATGGGTTTTCTTTTGTCTATTAAATCATAAAACAATAATTAAATGATCTTTATGGTAATAAAAAGATAATTACCTTTTAGGTAATATTTATCTCATAGACAACAAAAAGCCCCAGCGTAGCTCGAACTACCTGAGGCCTGACCCACAACCAGCCTGTGAGTGAAATTATTATGAATGCAAAATTGACTCCATACAATAGTTTCAAGGTAACTCTTGTTACTACTGCCTTAACTGTAAGCGCTTTAGCGTTTGCACATCTTGCTGACTTTGGTACTGAACAAGTAGCGCCAATTCAAAACATTCAATCTGAATATGGCATCGTAGCTTTAAAGATGGTTGACGATCTACGCGGTGAAGCAGTCGTAAACCTGGATGGGTTTCGTTTAGAAATCACTTCATTTGAAGTTGAAGCACACCTGGACGATTACGGCGTACCTGGTTCCGAATTCACCAATGTAGAAGTGATAGAACTGGGTGAAATCAAGGTGTTCGATGCTAATGGCAATCCATACAACGACTTCACTGATTATCAAGATCACCGCGAAATCAATGCGATGATCGCCGGCCACATCATGAAGCACCGTCTGGTGGAGGTGCAGTCATGATTCTTAAATCTGCTGATCAAATTTTTGAAGCGCTTTTGAATGGACAGCTAGTTTACTGGTGCGAATACGGCTCTGATGACTGGTCTCCTCTTAATGACCAAGCACAAGTTAATTTTGCAGATCTATATACCGGTTTTCTGCAATTCAAAGCAGATGAGCTACCTGTGATTCCAATGCCGGTGGAGTCTACTTTAAGTCATCGTTATTTCTCTGAATACATCAAGACATTTGAAGGCCTAGAAATCTATCGAGTGGGCAAAAATCGTGTGAGCTATTTTGCTTTACGTGTCAAAAGCTCAGGGATGATTGCTGATTATTTTTGCAACACACTTCTCTACTCCATTCAACCTGATGGCTCACTTAAGAAAATGGATAAATCTGTTACCCCACAATGGATTTTAGATGGTTTGGAAAATGCACGTGTCGCTATGCGCAAGAATAAGCGTCACCAGGCTTTAGAGAGCACTGGCTTCTTTGCATCGGAAGACTATAAGAACTTTAAGCGTAATAACCGTCCTGCAGGAGTACGTTGAGATGGCGATTAATATTATTCCAGCGGACCAGCCGCTACTTGTCCAAGCCATCATCGTGTATCTGTATGCAGATCCAGGCTTGGGTAAAACTTCTATTGGTTTCACCGGCGAAAAAGCTATTTCTTTCGACTTTGACAAAGGTTCTCATCGTACTGGTGAATTGCGTCGCGGTGCTGTGGTTCAGGTCAATCAATGGGCCGATGTCGCTAATCTGACCATGCAGGATCTGGAACCATTCAAGACGATTGTGATTGATACCGTTGGTGCAATGCTTGAAAGCATCAAAACTCATTTAATGCTGAATGCGACCAATAAACAGAAAGATGGCTCTTTGAAACTCAAAGCACAGGGCTTGGCCAACAACATTTTCAAGCAGTATGTGAATACGCTGATTGCTTCAGGCAAAGATGTAGTTTTCATTGCTCATGCTTCAGAAGATCAGAATGGTGACCAAGTAATTTACCGACCAGATCTTGGGGGTAAGAACCGTAATGAGCTATATCGCATTGCAGATGTAATGGGTTACCTGACTACTGTGCAAACAGGCGAAGGTAAACATGAGCGAGTTATCAGCTTTAGACCATGCCCTACTCACCATGCCAAAAATGCAGGTGGTTTGGGTGGTGAAACTGGTGAGGTATGGGTACCTGATTTAAAAGCTAATCCCTCATTCTTAGCTGACCTGATTACGCAGGCTAAGGATCACATCAATACCATGACACCTGAACAGTTGGCAACGATGAAGGCTCAGGAAGATTTAGACAACTGGACTCAAAGCTGTACCGAAGCTCAGTATGCCAGCGATTTAAATCAGCTCACCGAATCTATTGATGATAAGCACCAGTATTACAAAAATATGCGTGTTGAACTGGTTCGTAGAGCAATGGAACTTAAATGCAAGTTCGACAAACAACGTAATGCTTGGG